CTATTTTAAGGGCTTTTCTTTATATGTGGCACCTTTTTGGCACCCTTTCCGCATGTTTTTGATTGTTTCGTTCAGGAATTTATCAGTATCCTTTAGTAAATGCGTATATGTCTGTAGTGTTTGCTCGATGGATGCATGGCCAAGTCGTTTGGATACAGCAACGATATTCACACCACTATTAATAAGAATCGTAGCGTGGCTGTGCCGTAGATCGTGTAGACGAATTTTATTAACACCAGATAGTTCTATTGCTTTTGTAAATCTTTTTTGTATCTGAGTGATTGGTAGACTGGTTATGCCACCGAAAAGGAAATCACCGTCAATGGCCAATAATGGTTGTAATCTCTCTCTTAGATCGTCATCAATCCATACTTTTCTTGACTGCTTTGTTTTGGTAGGTTTTAAGCCGTTTACGAAGTGTTTGATACTTGCGTGAATGTTTAACCAATTACCATCAAAATCGCTCTTCTGCAGTGCCATAATCTCGCCACGACGCGCTCCAGTCCAAAACAACGTTTCAAAGAAGAGAGCATAAAGTGGACTATCGACACAGGATAGAAATTGATTGAACTCATCGACAGTCCACACGTTCATTTCCTGCATTATTTCTTTATCCGTCTTTTTAAGTCGCTTCAAGATAACGCTGTTATCAACAACGTTGTATACAGTCGAGTAATAGCGAAATACGCCCTTAACAAATGAGATAGTGTCATTCTTTATCTTTGTTCCACATTGGTCGCTATTAGCGAGTTCTGCGCGCCAAGCAACGAGCTGTGCACGGGTGATGGATTTAATAGGGCGTTTATACAAGTCGGCGAATCTGCGTTCAAATGCAACTTGGTGTCGGCGTATTTGCTCTTGTGAGGGCAGTGCATACTCTTCCCATTGATGAGCTACTTGTTCAAAAGTTAAATCGCCTGGATCGTTCCCTTGCTGCATTGCTTCAGCTTCATATATCTTGGCTTCACGCTTTGTCTTAAAACCGCGCTTCTTCTTAGTACGTTGTTTAAGCGTAATAGGGTCGCGATATTTGACCTGCACGAAATATGTTTTTCTGACATCGTCATATCCGATCATGTGCGTACTCCTTTCTATGACTTCATGTAATTGCCATCAAAATATTCAGGGAAAGAAATTCGTATTACTTCCATTAATCTATCTTGTTCAATTGGGTCCATCTTACACATAGCTGCCTCGATCTCTTCTAAATACTTATCAATTTGTTCCATAAAACACTCCTTCCGTGTTAAAATTGAGCACAGTAAAAGCACATTGGTTGTGTGAGTTTACTGCCGTCCGACTGTTGGTAGCAGTCGGTCTTTTTTTATTTGTCTATTTCATCCCTACGGTCATTAATCACAAAAGCAAGCTTGCCAATACATTTAAACGTTTCTACGTTGGCAATAATAGGATTATAAGAAGAATTTTCAGGCAACAGGATAATTTGTCCATTCGTCATAGAAAGACGCTTACAAGTGGCTATATTATCGTCCACACAGAAGCAACCAATCATACCGTTAGTTACTGATGATGTTTTCTCGAAAATAACTAAATCACCATCATTTATGTTCGCATTTATCATCGAGTCGCCATGTGCATATTGTGCAAAGTATTCTTTCCTGGCGCTAAACATAGATGCAGGAAGGGAAACATAGTCGATAATGTTATCATCAACAAAACCACCAGTGCCACAAGAAATGGAATCATATAATGGTATTTTTCGGATAAGTTTATCGAGAGTGATTTCACCAAATTCATGAACATAACTATTTTTTACAATTGATTTGCCTAGAAGGAAATTCATATCGACATTAAAATAATCTGCAATGTTTTCCAGTGTTTCGTAGTTTGGCTCTCGTTTACCATTTTCATACATTGCTACAGTTGAATATGCTAATCCTAAAATTTCAGCGAGTTGTCGTTGTGATAAATGGTGTTCTTCACGGAGTTCTTTCAAAGAATCGGAAAATTTTCTGACCATGTTATTACCTACTTTCTAAACTAACGATATCACGTTATGTGAAAAAAATAAACAAAAAATTCACGTTATGTGTTGACAATAGAAAATGCAGTGCTAATATAGTGATATACACGAAATGTGAGCAAAGGAGGTGAAAAACATGAATGGTAAAATTGATGCAATGGTTATTGGCGAAAGACTAAAAAGATTACGAGGAAGCAGAACGATTAAAGAAGTATCAGAAGCTTTAGGAGTATCGGAATCAGCATTGTCAATGTACGAAAACGGAGCACGCGTGCCTCGTGATGAAATTAAAATTAAACTTGCTAATTATTACAAGAAAACGATTCAATTTATTTTTTTTACCTAATATGTGCACAAAATGTGAGCACTATACATGAAAGGGGGAAACATGGACAACAAAGTATACGAAACAATCAATGCATTGTGTGAATGGATTCAAAAGGAATTGAAAAATGCCTCCAGTATGCAGACTGAAAGCATTTTGCCAGCGGTTATCGAAGCAACCGCTAAACTTGTTGACGTTAATCGTTTTTAAGATCGTTATGGGTTAATTTGTCGACAATTGTTTCGAAAAGTTTAGAAATTTGCACACCAATATAAATGCCGTCGGTTGTGTTTGAAAAACTTCCAGCTTCAATCGCTTTAACAGTTAACTCATAAGCCATTTTAAGGGCTTTATCTTCACTTATTTTATTCACAGTATCACCTCCTTTCAAATTAATTATAGGAGGTCAGAAAGGAGTCGCAATGAAAACAACAGCAACGCCACAAGAAGTTCTTGCTAAGACGTATCTGAATATTTCGGATATTCAAACATTACTGGGTATGACACGAGAACCGGCAAGAGCCTTATTCAAGCAAGTTAAGAACATCGAAACCGAGAAACTTGGAAAGTTTGATGTTTGGCCAAACATGATTCAAAAGGACAGCTTATTGAAAGCTCTGCATATCTCTCGTGATGCACTGCTGAGAGATTTAGAACTACGAGAGACGAACAAAAAAAGCGCAGTCTTAACAGGAACCAGCGCTTAAGTGACATCGGAAATATGTCACTACCATTTTATCACAGAAAGGGTAGAACATGAAAACAAATAAATTTAGCGACAAAGCATTCAAACTAGGAATTTACATTTTCTACGGGGCTTTATTTGTAAAGGTCATCGCATTCGTTCTAGGTATCGACTAATGGAAATGTATTGCGAACACTGTCACAGAACCTTTGCAGATGACGATATGAAATGGAAAAAGGGATACCACGACTATTCATATCGGTCGTATCCAGTATGCCCATTTTGCTCATCGGAAGATATAGAAGAAAAGGAAGATGATACAGAAAATGAAGAGTGATCTAGTGATTATAGAAGAAGATTTCCCGTCATTTATCACATCTGAAGAAGATAAATATGAAGAGATGTTTTATGAAGCAATGGAGAATGCACAACTCAATTGGAATAAGAAATACGAGGAAATCAAATGGAGAAATTAACACTTTATAAAAAGCCATTTAGCGGAGATCCAGCAAAGGATAGACATAAGTTTATTGGTGGCAGTGATGCCGGAACGATCATGAATGTCAATCCGTGGAAATCTCAATATGAATTATGGCTAGAGAAAACCGGACAGCTTGAACCAGATGATATTAGCGATAAGCTACAGGTTTGGTTTGGCACAGAAGAAGAGGAAATCGTAGCTAAGCGCTTCTGTTTAGAAACGGGCAAATCTGTACGACGTTCTAACATGACATACCTTTGCAAAGAATATCCATTCTTAGCTGGGCATGTTGATCGCATGGTCGTTGGAGAAAATGCTGGTTTGGAATGTAAAACAACGTCGGCATGGAATAAGACGGCGTATCAGGATGGAGAGATACCACCACAGTACTACTGGCAATGCATGCATTACATGATGCTGACAGGATGTGAGAAATGGTACATCGCAGTTAAAAAAGACAACACACAATTCCATATCCTACAGATTGAACGAAACGATGACCATATAGACGCATTATTAAGCGCAGAGAGAGCGTTTTGGGATTCGGTGGTAAATGATGCTGCCCCAGATATAGACGGCTCAGAAAGCACATCTAACGCGCTCCAGAAACGATATCAAAATGATACACAAGATGTGATTGATCTAAGCTACTCCAGCACAGTTACACAATGCTTACAATCCATTCAAGATGTAGATGTACAGATAGATGCTCTGAACAAAATTAAAGCTGAGTATCAGAACAAAATTAAAGCAGAGATTGGCGATCATGAAGGTGGATTTACAGCCGCTTACAGAGTCTCATGGAAAACACAAAATAGATCATCAATCGATGCCAAACGATTAGAAAGTGAGCATCCGGAGATTTACCAAAATTATTTAAAAACAACTCAATCAAGAGTATTCAAAATAACAAAAATTAAGGAGAAAACAATATGACAGAAATTAAAGCAGCTAAAGCACCAGCAACAGTAGCAAAAGCTGGAGTATCTACACAAAATAAAACACTTAAAGATTACATTACAATTATGAAACCGGAGATTGAGAAGGCTCTTCCTTCAACGATTACTCCAGAGCGTTTTACACGTATTACATTATCAGCAGTTTCTAACAATCCGAAGCTGCAGGCATGTTCACCATCAACGTTCTTATCTGCGATGATGCAGAGTGCACAATTAGGACTAGAGCCTAATACACCTTTAGGTCAAGCATACTTAATTCCTTATGGAAACAGTTGTCAATTCCAACTTGGATATAAAGGACTATTGCAACTAGCATACAATTCAGGGCAGATTAAAACTATCCGTACAGAAACAGTATATGAAAATGATGAATTTAAGTATGAGTTAGGACTACATTCCGATTTAGTGCATGTTCCAGCAATGAGCAATCGTGGAAACCCTACTGCATACTATGCGGTCATTGAATATACAAATGGTGGATATGGTTTTGAAGTAATGTCCCATGATGACGTCTTAAAGCATGCTAAGAAGTTTTCAAAAACTTTTAATAACGGGCCATGGCAATCAGACTTTGAAAGCATGGCAAAGAAAACTGTTCTAAAACAAGCATTAAAATATGCACCGCTTTCCACAGAGCTTGTTTCCAAAATCAACACGGATGAAACAGTAAAATCTTCAATCTCTGAACGTATGGAAGAAGTGAAGAATGATATTGACTTATCACAAATCATTGATGCAGAAACCGGAGAAATTAAAGAAGGAGATAACGAATAATGATAACAATTAACAAGAAAGTTGATAATGTCACATTTTACGATTTAATATCAGCAAATCAATCTGAAATTAATAATATTCTTGATAACGCTATACAAGACTTAACAGAAGACACAAAATCTGAATATAAAGACCCTTATGCACCACGAAAATTAAAAATCGAATTACAACTAACTTATAGATCACAGCAACAATTAAAAATAGATTGGAAAATTATACCACAACCCGCACCGTTTGATCGTACGCCAACAAGCGATGCACCAGAAGGACAATTTACAATCAGCGATTATGAAACAGGTGAAATCCATGAATGACATCATCATTACCATTCCAGGTGAGCCAAAGGGAAAAGGGAGACCACGTTTTACAAAGCGTGGTTTCACTTATACCCCAAGAAGCACAGCAGATTATGAGAAAAAAGTTAGATTCTGTACACAAGAATCATTACCCATCGGATATGAGCTAACTGATATGGCATTAAAAGTTCAGATTCTTGCCTATTTTCCAATTCCAAAATCATTCTCAAAACAAAAACAGCGTGATGCGATTGCATGTAAGCTGCTGCCAACTGTTAAACCTGATTCAGATAACATTGCCAAAATCATACTTGATAGCCTGAATGGCTTAGCATTCTTGGATGATAAGCAGGTAACAGAGTTGTATGTATATAAAGCGTATGATGACAATCCTAGAGTAGTAATTAGATTATCAGAAGCAAATAAGGAGAGTCACCAATGATTAATAGTGTAGTTTTGGTCGGTAGACTAACAAGAGATATTGAGCTAAGAAAAACGCAAAGCGGACTATCAGTTGCATCATTCACGATTGCATGTGATAGACGTTTATCGCAAGAGCAGAAGAACAATAACGAGCAATCAGCCGACTTTATTAACTGTGTAGCATGGAGAGGAAGTGCTGATTTTCTAGGAAACTATGCGCACAAAGGCGATACAGTTGGCGTTGAGGGAAGAATACAGACACGTAACTATGATCGTGACGGGCAGAGAGTGTATGTAACGGAAGTATTAGCAAACTCCGTCAACTTATTGCACAGTAAGCAAACAGCACAATCACAAGAACAAGCATCATATGAACCACAAGCAACACAGGGACCAAAACCGCAGCAAATGTCAGACTTCGATTATCTTCCTAATGTGGAAGTGAGTTCTGATGATTTACCATTCTAAGAGGTGAAGTATGAGTAGAAATGATAGTGGATGGATTAAGGAACATCGTTCGCTGTTGAACTGGCGATGGTTTAAAGACCCTAATACTGCGCACTTGTGGCACTATCTGCTATTGCGTGCTAGTTGGCTGGATGAAGAACAAGAATTTAGAACAATCAAAATAAAAAAAGGTCAAGTTCTTGAATCCTTACCATCGCTATCTAAAAATACAGGTTTAACATGCATGAATGTACGCACTGCACTAAATCACCTAAAATCAACAGGGGAAATAACAGACGAACTAACAGGGTGTGGAAGGCTTATAACGATAGTAAATTACGCAAAATATCAAGCCACAGACTCACAGGGTAACAGGGAATCTAACAGGGAATCTAACAGGGAGCTAACAGGGAGCTAA